CTAGTGGACCTCTTTTCCATGCCCTTGTGGCATGGCGTTCCGTAGGCAAAAGGGCTGACGCTCCACGGTTAAGAAGACTGTGGTAAATAGCTTGGGTGTGCTGTACCTTGGCGACACCTTTATCCCGGATAATATAGTCCCGCCGGGGGGCAAAATTCATTTTCCTGTTCGTTCAAGACAGAATTTTCAAACGCGCCGTCTTCCGCGGAAAACCTTTCAGAAGCCACCACAGAGACCGCCTCAGCAGGCGCCTGCTAAGCGGAAGAACAAGAAGCGTGGTATCTTTCGAGGCCTCGCAAGCGCTCTCGGCACACTGGCCGGAGCAGCCACGGGTGGCGCATGGGGAGGGGTCCCCGGTGCTGCCCTGGGCGCGTACATTGGTGGAGACGTTACGAGAAGTCTTGGTAAGGCTTCTGGCCGTGGTGATTATGCGATTGCTGGATCACCGGGGACGGCCCTCGTCGGTCGTGGGCATAGGAAACCCGCGTTTTACGGCGACTCCATCATAGAACATCGTGAGTTCATCTGTGATATTGTAGGTTCGACAGATTTCAATGTCACAGCGTTCCCCCTCAATCCAGGTCTGCATGGTACTTTTCCATGGTTGGCAGGGGTGGCAGCACAGTACGAAAAGTACGAGTTCCTGGGATTGATCTTTGAGTTCGTATCTTCCTCAAGTGCAGTAGGCACTGGGAACACGCCGGCGCTCGGTACCGTATCGATGGCGACGAACTACGATGCCCGTGATGCAAATTTTGTGTCAAAACAACAGATTGAGTCGTATGAATTCTCAATCTCTGGCGCTCCCTGTGTTGATCTGGTACACATGGTTGAGTGCAAGCCGGGTTCGATGGCCCGTGAAGGAAATTACATCCGTACCGAGACGATGCTCGAGACAGTCGATGAGGCTGGCATCCAGCTGTATGATGTTGGCAAATTCCAAATTGCCACTCAGGGCATGCAGTCCGCGTACACCATTGGTGAACTCTATGTCACTTACAAGGTCAAGCTTGTAAGACCCCGCGTGGTGCTTACTGTTGGGGGATTGACACAAGTCGCGAAATGGGGTTCGCCTCCGGACTCTCAAGACTCAGGCTGCGAGCCTGATGCCATGTTCCCCAATCCGACTTCTTACTTTGACAACCTCAACACACCTGGAGAGCAGGTTGTCAGTTTTCCAGAGAACACCAGTTCGATGC